TAAATTTAAACCAAAATTCAGTAGCCATAATAAAATAAAAAACCCCCAATCGGTAAGAGCGAAAGGGGGTTAAAGTGATTAACACTTAGGTCAATCGCATAGGCTCTTACTTCTATGCGATTAACTCCTACAAAAATACAAAAACTAATTTACTTTCCAAAGACTTATCGGTCTATTATGCGCTTGTTTATTTTGCGCTGTCGTATAACCGCTGTGCTGGATCATCTTTTCTTTTTGTAGGTCTTTTACTACTGCACCGTAAACTCTCGGCTCAGCGGGAATTAAGGTCGTTTGGCTCTCGTATGCTGAGCGCAGTATCTCGGTTGTAAACTGCCCTTGTTCTTTTATCCATCCCTTTGAAAAATAAAGGATGTTGTCGTAATAGTTGTCTATCGGTACAATTACTTGCTCAAGTGATTCTTGGTAGTTCATAAATTCATAAATTGAGATTTAATTAAATAATAATATTCTAAGTGATTTTGTTTTGTGTCAAGCAATTGATTTTGAATAAAATTCCCTATTGAAATAGCGCATCTATACATCATTCGTTCTTGGTCATAAATAATGTAACAATGAAGCCTTGCATGTTCATTCAAGGGTAATTGAATTACATCTTTTGCATCCTTTTCATTATAACTCCAATGATGATTTTGAAAACCATCAACACATTTAAGATTAGAACTTAATGCCCTTGCTTTCTTTTTTTCAGGATATCGGCTAAAATAGCTTTGAATTGTTTTTTTTCTATCCTCTGCGGTAGGCTTGTTTTTGCCTTTGTAATTTAATCTATGGTATCTTTCTCTTGTTCGCTCTCTTTCAGACAAAACAAATTCTGATGTTTGAGACAACTTTTTATGCCTCTCCATAGATTGCTCTTTGCAACATTTTGCACATTTATTCAAGTGACCATCAGCCATTTGTAAATGTTTGTAATAAGCGGAGAGAACCTTGTCCTCTCCGCACCTTATGCATTTTTTGATTTTTTCCATACGCAAATATAAAACTAAAAAGGTAAAAACCAAAATACTTTTTAGATACCGTTTTAAGCGATTACGATGAACGCTAATTAAAAGGGAGGTCATCCCCTACCTGAACAAAGGGTTCAACTGACTTCATTGTAGGCGTTTCCATCCTACCTGAAAAGAACTTCCCCTTTGCGCCTTCCTTTACCCACAAAGAGATTCGGTAGGTCGTTCCATCAGGTGCAATGCAAGTACCGGTGTACTGCGGTGCTTTTGGGTTTTCGGTGTTGTTTTTGAAAATGCTGACATCGCCAGCTTTAGATTCGTAAGCCATAGTTTTAAAATTGGATTGAAATTGAAGATTTAGAATATTTAGGCGAAACTTTTTTAACCACCTCGCCAGTAATGGTGTCTATGATTTCCACATCTTTAGCTTTAAAGGCTAATTTAATGAGTTCCTCTCTTGCTTTGAGTTGCTCTTTGAGTTCTGCCCATACCGAATCTTCTTCGTAGCTGGGAGTGGTTGCGCCATCCTTTAGTGTAACCTTCGCTCCAAAGGCTTCAAATGTCTTTGCCCCATACTTCATTGCCTCATCTTGTGCTAAGTCCTCCGTGGACTTTAAAACAATGTCTAAGGCTGTTCTAATTGCTTTAGCCTTGGCGTGCGCTTCGAGGGGGTTAATGTCACCCCCTTCGATTAGCTTTATCATGTCTTGCGACCAGTCGTTCAGCGAAGCTTTAGAAAGCTGCTTGCTGGTTAGTTGGATTAGGTCAAGCATTTTCCTTGATGTTTATTATTTCCAACTCTAAGTCTGCCATCATATCAGGAAGGATAGTGTACTTCTTTAAAAGATCTTCCCACTTGCGTTGACCGCTTGCGATTGCTGGTGCAATCTTTGGGTACATCGGGTCGCTCTTAGTTAAGATAGGTAGCTTCTGCGGTGCTTTGCTTGCTGCGTTGCCATCATCATCGTCTGCCTGCATTGCCAATAATGATTGGAGGGTGTACCTCCGATAGTAAGTCACTTCGCTGCCTTGCTTCTGCGGGTCAACAATGTTAGATAGCTTCATCGAACTTTCTATTTTCTCTCGTGTTTCAGCGTGCCAAATTTGTGTAACTACGCTGCCATCGATAATCGGCTGGAGAACGAATAAGCCGTGAGCGTGTAAGATTGGTTCTACCACTTCCAATAGTCCGTTGATGTCAAAATACTTGGACTTAAAGAAAGGGTTGCTGGAGTTTTTAGGCACTTTGCCTAACTCTTGCTTTGCACTCAATAGTGCGGTGTGGATTGTTTTCATCTTGTTTTTTGTTTAAGGTTTATAAATATAACTATTTTTTGCTCTTTATCAGCCTATTAGCTGAAATATTATACTCTTTATCAGTTTCTTTCCTGATATACTTTGCCCACTCATTGAAGGGTAAAGGGTTGGTAGGGTGTGTCGTTTTCATTCTTCTTCGTCGTTTATTGTCCATTCATCGTTATCATCATCCTCTAAGGCACGTGTGATTGCCTCGTCAAGACTTAGCCAGCCTCGGTATTTGCCGTTTTGATATAGGTCAGCATATTCGCTGCCAATGTAAAGGTCAGTAATGTGGTCAGCAAGTTCTTCTTCTCGCTCTGCTCTTGAATCGTATGCCGAGTTATAAGCGTTCAATTCGCTATCGAATGAATCAGCCATTTGCTGCCTCCTTTACTTTTGCAACCATCAGCTTTCTGCTTGATTCGGTGCGTTTGAAGGATGCTACCCGAATGTCAATCATTTCGATTAACTCTGCTTTGATTTCATCAGGCACTCGCTTCTGAATCATTGAGGTAGTGTAGGTAAGTTTTTTCATCTTGTTTTGTTTTAAGGTTAATTGTAGTCAGGACAGGATTCGAACCTGTGTCCTTTGTCTTTTGCTTTTTATTGCTCACCAACACGCTACCACTGCGCCACCTGACTATTTTTTATATATTGTGCGTTGTCGAGTCGCACCCCTGGTTTGGTTTAGATTTTAAAAAAAGATTTAGTTTCTGAATCAATTCTCTGTTTAGTTGTCCAAGTACCTTTTACTTGACTTCCTTCTCTTTCAGTCCACATTTGATATACTAATGAACCTGCTTTTGGGTTGCGACATACATTTAAAACGTATGTGTCGTTGCCTATTTGCTGCGTGTATTTGGTTTCTGTTGTCATCGTTTGTCGTTTTTGTATATGCAAATGTAATACCTTTTATTGGATATGCAACACTTTTATAAAAATATTTACAAAAAAAAATCCCCCGACCGTCTGCCGAGGGATACACATAAACAAAAAACCGAGATGAAGCGGTGCGTAAAGGTAGTTAATAGATAATTCCCATCAAAGCAAATGCGCCAGCAGCTATCCACGCAAGTCGCTTTTGGTTGCGCTGTCTTGCTACTTCTCTATTCACCTCGTCTAAATAGCCAGCTAATTCAGTTCGGCTGGAATCCATCTTGACAAAGCCAGCCTCTAAGTGGTTAATGATCTTGCCTTGAAATTCTACAATGGAATCGCAAGCTGTTAATTCAGCCAAGACAATGCCTCCGACTTCTAAGCACGAATCTAATCTAACCGGGATAGCTTGATCCGCAGGAAGGGTTCTAATAAGAGAATCCCATTTGGTTATCGTTCGGGTTCTCGTTATGTAAAGCGTATCCCTTTTCTCATTTAATAGGCTAACGGAGTCCAATAATATCTTGGCTTGCTTTCTTTCGCTGACTGCCATTTCGTAAAGGATAACGCTCTCGCTTATTTTGGTAGGCTGTGGCGCATTATCTCTATTGCATTGGTGTATCGCTATGCTTATAAGAATAAAAGCCGTTACAGCCAAGATAATCCGATATGCTTTCAATTCGTTTACCATCTTCTTTTTTTCAAAGAGCAATCATAATGACACCAGGTAGCGTAAGCCTTTAAACCGCCTTGCTCCATCTTGCCTTCGCTTATGAGTCTTTCGATGATAGCAGCAACTGCACTCGGTGCAATGCCTTGCGCTTTAAAGTCAGCAGCATCGCCCATTAAATGTCGGCTAAAGGTAGCACCGCCTATCTTCTTATTATGCTCCGCAGACCGATGACCGCTGGTGATAGTTATAGGCACTTTGAGTTCATCCCTCAAGACTTGCAAGTTCTTAGCCAGGCGTTCTATATTTGTCCGAACGCTCAAAGGCATTGGTGCGCCTGACTTGCAGGCAAATTCTTCCAGCTTAAAGTTTTTAGTCATGGTTTAAAAAATACTGGTGTAAAACTAATTGCGTTGTCTGCAAAGTTAATGTTTTGAATTACAAAACCGCTTTTGCCTTGCTTGAAATTTGTTTGAACCCACTCGCTTTGAGGTGCAAAAGATAAATAACTTAAATAAGCAAAATCGTCACTTGTCGAAAAATCTAAAATAGCTTGATGGCTGTCACCTTTTTCAAACGTAATTTCAGGATAAGCATACAACCCATTGGCTTTACAATAGGCATCCACCTTTTGAATGTCAGTCAAGTCGGGTGAAGCTTTCATTCCCCTTTTCATAAACTTCTCGTCTTTGCCGTGGCTAAATACAAATGCTCTATTCTTAATAACGTAGTGATTTATAAACTTGCGATGGTTGCGGACTTGCACGTTTTTGCCGTAACGATGCAAGGCTATTTTTTCAACTGCGCTGTTTACCAAATAAGCAAAGCTTCCACCGTGGTTATCGTTGCAAACATTGTCAAGCGTAACGTGGTCATACATTTGAATCGCAGCATCAAGGATAAGCAGCTTGCATTGTACGCCTAAATCAAACGCCTCCTGGGTGTCCATACATTGCGGAAGCTTATGCTCTTTTCTTGCTGTAAATCCATCGTAACCATCCATATAGTCACCCAAGTCAATAAGGTACAATTCGCTCCCTCTTTTGTATTTAGAAAGCATTTGCATCATTTGCTTGAATCTATTAAGTATCGTGGCTGGCTTCCAATCTCCATCGTATTGAGAGGTCGCAGAACTTACCTCCATTCCGATATGGGTATCTGTAAAAATAACCCTATCAACAAAGTTGGATTCTTTAATTTCTTTAGGCTGTATAAACTGGATCGGGCGAATGTGTTTCTTTACAATTGCCTCAATCAGTTCAGGGGTTATCTGTTCTCGCTCGTCCTCGTTTACATTGTGTGAAGCAATGTTGTATGTCGGGTATTTCGTGTGGGTGAGTAGCTTGTAACTCTTGGCTTCCTCGTATGGTAACCCGTAATACTGACAAAACTCCTTGGCAGACATAATGCCGCCATCCTCTTTACGAGCAGATAGAACCGCAGCATAGTTATACTGCTTGGTTTCAGTTGTCGTTGCATTACCAAAGTCGTTTGGCGTTGTGCTAAAGTTCCTTTTGATGTAAGTGCGGAAAACGTCTAAATCGTATTTGTCAGCTTCTGCACCTAAAATTAACTTTGCAATGTGGTAGGTCTTTGTGTGTCCATCGGAATAAGCAGCTTTGATTTGTTCATCATATTGAGTCCACTTGCTTTGCCTCATCATATTTTACAATTAGACCTGCCATGAGGTCAACCATTCCCACTTCTTTACGAGCAGTCTTTTTTGTACAGCCTTTCTTTTTACTGACAAAATCAACCGCCCAAATATACCACTCTTTGCTTTGCTTTTCCGTGATGGTAATGTTATCAAATTCATCGGGTGACAAAAGTAAGGCTTGCTCCATAGTCAATCCAGCCAGCTTATACTGCTCGGATAAAATATGAAATGCAACCTCTTTGTTTGTCATTTTGCTTCCAGCTTCTTGATGTGGTTTTCCAACACCTTGACTTTCTGCTGTAAACTTAGTATATCCGAATCTCTTTTCAAAACTTCCTGCTCATAAAAGCTGCGAAGGTCTTTGATTTCCTTGCGTAACTCGTCTAATTCCGACTGACAATTGTGGTTTGCTTTCTCCCACAAGTCTATAAGTTTAGCCGTGTTATCTATTTCCGTACCTCGTGCAGCGTACTTTCCACCGCTAAACCAAGCGATAATACCAGCTATTATACCGGTAATTGTTTCGGAGATGGGGAATTGGCTCACAGCTTCATCGGTTTAGGAGGCTTACAATAATCCGAATCGGGGTTTGCCTTGCAGTACTCTTGAGCGTAGATAGATTCCCAGCCAGCGAATATGTGCATTCCGCCTCTTTTAGGCCACACAACGTATTGAGCAAACTGACTTAATGGCTCGCTTGCCCATATAATATCCACAGCCCATTTAGGAGATAATACAGCAGGGGTAACGACTTCGCCATCTTCGATAACCGCAGGGGTTAAGACGATGTGTCCGATTTCGTGTACGGCTGTTATCAAGTCGCTCCAAGTGCTTGACTTCGTGCCGTCAGGCATTACTATCTCGACTTCAATTAGCTTGCGAAGCGTTGCCCATTGGGCAGGGGTGAATTCGTATTTTAGATATTTCATAGTGCGGTGAGGGATTGGAGTTCAGCGTTTGAAAGGCGAGTGGTGTAGAGGGCAACTTGCTTTGGGTTAATGTTCGATTGAACTCTGGTCGCTTCGTTCATTGTGAAATCCACACAAGCTGGCACGCTTCCGCTTGTATCCGTAGCTGCAATTTGCCCATCAACTGCTAAAACAAAATCATTTACAGCGTAAGCAAATGCCGCTTTGTGGTAGCCAGTTGTTAATGTTTGTGGCGAAAACATAGTTGCTTGAGAAACCCCATTAACGGTTACTTGTACTGCTATGGTTAAGCCAAAAGAACCACCTTCATTTCCAAAATACGAAATTGCAATTTCGTCTGCATATCCTACGCCAGTTTTAATTCTAAGCACACTTTTGTCGTTACCATTTGGAATATTGTTTTGTGCATTAAAGAAAAACTCAACAAACAAAGTACCAGCCGTCTGCCCAATCAACGAACTTATCCCCGTCTTGCTCGCAGCATCCGCCAAGCGTGTTACTGATGCGGTGGTGGTTTTTGAAATGTAGCTTGTGCTGTAACTGCCATCCTCTACTTGTAGCGCAGCAATTCGAGCGGTTGTTAAACTGGTTGAACTATGACAATAAACTCGGCTACCGCTAATAGAAGTTGCTCCTGAAGATATTGCAACTGTAAGTTCTATTTTGTAAATATTACCCTGAATTTGAGTTGCCTTGCTGTTAAGTGCTGTTATTTCATTTACGCCACCGCTTGTAGTTATTGCCTTAGTAATTCTGTCAACTGTAATGCCTCGAAAAGAAATTCCTGCTGTGGCAAACATCAAAAATCCTAATTCAAAATTAGCTGTCAAAAAACCAAAATCAACCAAAACTGATGCCGTATATGTCGTGTTTGCGACAAATTGACTAATCGTTTGGTTATGTGGACTATCCCCTAACCCTATATTAGTTAATATAGTATATGCATTAACGCCTAAAATAGTACCACTTGCAGCAGGTGTAGTTGCACCCCAAGTACCAGCATCGGTTTCGTTGTAACTTGCTATATTCGTACGTTGCGGCTCTAACAACAAACTCGGACAGCCACCGCCCGTGTAGTCTAATCGGGGTACGCCCGAAGCAACCGACTCGATTAAGCCTGAAGCGTTAACACGGGTAGCAACGGACGCTCTTGCAAAGGTTAAATCGCCATCACCGCTGTCGGGGATTTGTGAATATAGCTTAGCTGCTTTGTAGCGGTCGGGTATTAGTAATAACGATGGGTTCATATTCTTTTAAGTAAAGTGATGAATGAAGATAAAGCGCAAGGGTTGCTGTCTGCTAATGCGTCATCATCCTCAGCACGAAGGTTGTAGGCTGCGAATAAAACAGCCAAGTCACCAGCACCAAAGAGCGCAGTAATAGGGTAGCCGTAGCCGAGCCTTACCATTATATGTTTGTGTAACCGATTACGCTTCCAGCAGATACAGCAACAGCCGTGATGTTTTGACCTTTTGCTCCACGGATAACCATGCCAGCAGCAATAGGCGCAGCAGTTAGGTTATACAAAGTAACGAGGTTAGTGCCACCCGATGTTAAGGTAGTGAAGGTCGCTGCCTCGTTTACCACTAAAAAGTCGTAGTTCTTCTCGGTAACGGAAGATGAAATGTATTCCATCGTTCCTACTGAACCCATTATTTCTTGCAAGATAGTTGCCATGTCTTTTTTCTTTTAAATGTAGTTAGTCGGGAATAATGCAAATGTCACGAGAAAAAGGCATTTCGAAATTGAAAGTCGCTCTCCAGCCTGCAACCTTGTCATCTCTCGCCTCTAAGAAACGATTTAAAGAAACGCTGGAATTTAGAGTATAATTGAACTCGGGATCGTCTTGGAAAAAAGAGATGTAGTCGGTAGCTATTTCTAACATATCCGATATTACTTCATCCTCGTTGTCTTTCCAATATTTCAAAGGGTCGGCATCTTTGTTTCGAATATCTTCTACTCGATCCATAAAGTAAACGCCCACGCTCATTGTTCTGCTTGTATTAGAGGTGCTGGCGCTTTCTAAGTCAACGTACACCAAAGGGTAAGCAATGCGGTCTAAAGTAGGCTGCTTTAAGTTAGTAGTGTTATCCGTGCCAATAGACAAGGGGTCACCACAACCAAAGCTATTTACCTGCTCGTGTGCTTGGCTTAGTTTTAGTAACTGCGTCTTTAGCTGATTCCAACTTGGCATAATAGATCTTTAGTTTTTCGATGTTCTTTTTATGAAACTTCATAGACAATCATTACAAAAAGGGTTGTCACCTTGGTATCTTTCCTGAAAGCTGCGAGGGATTCTATATGGATTTGACAAGTTCAAGCCAGTATTATAGTTATCTCTGCGAGGTCTAATCGTGTCCACCTTTACGGAAGGGTTGTTAAACAAAGGATAGTCCGTGCGGTACTCAATTAAGTATCGTGTGATTCTTTCGCTGTACCACTCCGCATCGTTCTTAGCTTTGTTAATCAGCCTTTCGATTTCCTCCATTGACATCGCATCGCTCTCCTCCGACCTTCTTCTTACCATTCCTTTGTTCATATACTTAAACGCAAGAACGTGTGGCAGTTCAAAGTAAATCCACTCCCTGATGGCTGGCTGGAGGTAGTCGTAGAGTAAGGTTTGATTTAAAGCACTAATGCTTCCGCTTACGATTTGATTTGCGATTTCTTTGTATAAGTCCGAACCGATAATAGACTGAATGCGCATCTCCTGCACCTTTACGATTGTCGGTCGTAGTTGGGTGTAAGATACGTTCTCGTTGATTATTGAGTTGGCAATTAAGTCTTGCTCCGTTATGAATAGTGCCTTTGTCATACTAATTCTATTTTGTTGCCCTTACGAACAACGATTTGTTGCTGCCAAATGTGTCTGCAAGATGGTCTTGAAACATTCGTACCAGGTAGGGTGTACCACTCACCCCTTCTATCCCAAACTGAATAACCCATAATTGAACTCATTTGGTCAATGTCTTGCCGTGTGTAAAGCTTATTCAGTCGCAATAAGGTCTTGCAAAAGTCACGGCTATTGGCTTCTAAAGATGCTGCATTAGACTTAAATTCAGGTCGCCAATCGTACTTGTATCTAATCTCAAACGCTTCCTCTGCTGCCGTGTCAGGCGTATCTGCGATTCGTGCGATTCTATTTTCGATAGTTACTTGCCCTTTAGAGATAAGGTACTCAATACGCTCGCTTACCTTTTCCAACGGCACATCTAACCTTCGGGAGATTTGGTCTGCTTCTACCTTTTTAGTCCTTTTAATTTCGGCTAAAATCTTCTTGTCCAATGCTTTATTCTCAGGCTCTACTTCCATAAACTCCGCCATTACTGAGTTGTCAGCTTCAAACCTTACCGGCTTTGACCTTAGAACTTGGTAGTTGTCGGCACTTACACCAAACTCCATAGCAACGCTTTCAAACGCTTCCATTTCGTCTAACTCGCCTAATTCTCTTAGCTTATTTCGTGACCAGCCTAAAGCTGCTTTTCCGCCCCATAGGAGATACGAAATATAACCGCAGTCGCTTTGGCTGTCTGCGTTGTCATAATACGTTTCAGCACGGCTCAAATAGCTGTGCATCCTTTTAATTGTTTCTAAGGATACGCCTTCTCCGTTGGCTAACTGCTGCGCCCTTACTTTACCAGTTTGGGTTGCACATTTATTATCATTCTTTTCGTTGAGTTCGATTCCTCTTTTGGCGTTGTTTATTACACCCTCTCCGTAGTCGGCAAAGGTTTCAAACTCCTGATCAAACTCCATAGGCTCGCCTAAAAACAAATCAACTTGTTCCGCTGGTAAACCAAAGCCTTGCAGCATTATAGTCGCTTGCTCTTTCGTCAAATCTCCTTTGGAGTACTTGCGTACCACTCGCAACATTTTGTCTTGCTGTGAGGCAGATAAACCAGCGAGAACGCTATTGCCCATCTCTTGTGGTGCTACTATTTCCGCAGGTGCGAGTGTTGTAAGGTCAGGCTCATATCCAGCTTTTTCTCTAAGTTCGTCACGGGTTAAAATCTGCAACAATGAAGCTTCGGTCAACTGCTCGCTAATCGGCTCGGTTGGTTGTAGCTTTAAGCCAGTTACTCCGTTGAAAGAAGCAAGATAATTTACCGACCGCTCGATTCTTTGTACACGATCTTCAATATAAGTAGCTTTGAAGATTTCGTATGACTCAACCATTTCGGCTCTGCCTCCAAGTTGCCCTTCGGTTTTCACGCCAAATAACATCGGTGAGGTAACTCGGTGCGCAACGAAAATCTCTTGCTGTACTGTCTTATTTAGAATATCGAACTGCTTGTCTAAGTCTGAAGGAGTTAAAGGAGTCAGTTCGGGTTTGGTTTCGGGGCTATCCGAAAAGTTTACAAGGAAACGACCAGCGTTATCCGTGCCTCCGAACTTCATCTTCATTTGACGTTCGATGGCATCCGATTCCTCGGGGGTAGGGATTCCGTTTGGAAAGTTAATCAAGTACGAACCCCAAAAGTTATTTTTGATATTGTTAACGTGGAAATTTGCTATCTCCACATCTAACTCAATGTATGCCGTACCGCCAAGATATTCAGGCAATGGGTAAACCTTAACGCCTGCGCTGTACGCTCTATAATAAAATAGCTGCTTGCCGATTCTATTGTCAGGATCGAAAGCTGGGATTTGGTTTACTTGGTTTAGCTGGGGGAATTGCCTTACCTCATATTCATCATACCAATCGTAAACGTAAAACATCTTTTCATCCTTGTCCGCACGAACTCTATGAAAGTCCACGTGACAAATCTCTGCAATCCCCCCACCTCTACTCCAAGTAACTTCCAAAGCAAAGCCGTTGTATATTTCCATATCTAAGGTCAGCTTTTGGGTAAGGTCGTTCATCGAATCGTAAGCATTCGGGAACGTAGGCGAATCCAAAAAGGCTTTGGCAGCAGGTGTTTCTTCTTCTGATGTCCATCCTTTACCTACGATGTAACCCACTTTACCATTCACGATGGCGTTGTGCTTTGCTGACCTTCTATAAAGATTCAAGAGGTAGTTAGGGTAGTCGTTTTCAACTCCATAAGATACCCATTGCTGGCTTTTGTTTTCGATAAACAAAGGCACTTTATGCTGGTATCCCTGCCAAGAAAAGGCAAAAGGTTTTTTAGAACTCATTTATAATGACGTTTAAATTGTCTAAGGTAAGCGTGACAGCGTGCGTTGAGCATTTCACATACATCCGAATCGTATCTCCTGACGATAAAGGCACAACGCATTGAGAAGGAATAGTCACCTCGTTTGAGGTAGGGGTAACCGATACAAACTCCGAGCAAGGCCACAATTCATTATTTTTAAATATAGCAACGTGAATCTTTCTGCTTGACTGCCCTATTAAAGCAACTATTGCGCTTGTCCTAAAATACTTTAAATCACCGGTATAAGTAACAAGTCCCGAAGCGTTAACGCTTAATCCGTTTCTATTGAATCCAGTTGTAATGGTAGCGTTTATTGGCGACCATACGTTCTCTGCTAAAGTGGTAGTTCCTGAAGATGCAAAGTCAAAAAAGTTAAGCGCACTCGGCGAATCCTCGATTTGTATCGCACAATTTTGCATCCACGTTCCAACTCTCGTTGCGGTGTTTGCATTAGTCTGCGTTTCGTTTTTGATGACAAGCGCATCGGTTAAAAGTTGTCCCATTAGTTAAAGGTAAGGTCAAAGGTGTTGTCAAAAACATTAGTAACTGGCTCTGCGTAATTAATTGGATTGGTTGCGCTCACAAAGGATTGCTCGCCCATTTCAATATAAGCAAGACCAGTTTCTAAAACGCTAATTTTATTGGTTGCAGATGTAGTAGTAGATTCATATGCTATGTAAGTATATTGACCACGCACAGCAGGCGCAAGGGAAAATTCATAGCTGTCGTACCTTTCAGGAAATAGCGAAAGGTTGGAAGATTTTAAAATCGGATAGGTATAAATGTCATTGGTAGCCATTGACCTTAACTCCAGCACGATATAAAGCGCATTGGCGTTGGTCATCCTTTCTGTCCAAGTGACTACGATTTCATTCGACTGGTTAGATAGTAGGTAAAGCATCTTAAAGGTAAATGTATCACCGAAGCGAATGATACAAATCCATCCTCTTTGCGCCCCAATAATCTATATTAAATTCCGTTTCGATTGTTTCTTTTAAATTAGCTGCCAAGGTTAAACGCAAGTCTTTTTCGTGGATTAAGGTTTTCATATACTTGTGCCAATCTTTACTGCGTGCCTCCCGAACTAAAAAGCCGTTCAAGCCGTGTTCGATTATAGTGTTATAAGGGTAAACATCGGAAGCAATTATAGCTTTGCCCATTGTGCCAGCTTCGACCAATTTTAACTCTGACTTGCATCTATTAAAGGTCGTATCTCTCAAAGGTGCTAAACAAACATCGACAAAGTTATACCCACCGACATAAGAGTAGATATCCGCAGCTTCTATTCTGCCGTAATTCTCTTGCTTGCCGTTACTCGTAAAAACTCTTTCATACGCTTCGTACATTGGGTTTTCGTTCCAGCCTCCTAAATAAAGCCGATACAAGCCATTTAACGAACGATCGTCTGCAAGGATGCCCATGCCCGATTCCATTAAGATAATGTCCTCAAAATGCTGTGCGCCACCAAACCAGCCAAACCTAACAAACTCACTTGCTTCGGGTTTAGACTTGTACTGCTCGTAACCTGAAAAGGTGCAATTCGGGATAACTGAAACATTATGGTTTAGAATAGATACCTTTTCCTTTAAGTAGGCATTGGTGCAGATAACGTGGTCAACTACTCTAATGTGGTCACGGATTATATTTGAAATGTTTTTTTCTCGGTAAAGAGAAAACATCGGGTGTCCTGATTCCAAAACCCAATAATCGTCAAGGTCTAAAATCAAAGTAACCTTGAACTGGCTACATTTATCCCGAAGCCATTTAATCTGCTCGGGTGTTTCGCCCCACATCCTACTGACTAAAACGATGTCCATCTGCTCAAAGGATTCATCGGAGATTCTAAATGGGTCAGGTGCTGAATAAAACGTAAGACCTTTGTACGCTGCATCTAAGTGAGCGTGCGGGAGTTCAAGTCGGTAGAGTGCCGAACCCGTACTTTGGATGTTGTGGATTAGTGCTATTTTCATTGTCGTTTAGTAGTAAATGTATAAACACAAAAAAAGGCGCACCCCGTAGGATGCGCCCGTGCTTGATTAACGACAACGAAGCACTATGCGTTAGTCAATGCAGCAATGATGCTTGATTGCACGCTAAACATCGGCTGTTCTTCCATACCGGTAAAGGTAACATCATAGCCATTGCGGTCACCGAAGGCTGTACCACTCTGACCAGTTCCAGCAGACAACTCCAAGCCGTTACCGCTTCCCAACAGCCAGTTGTTTGCATTGCGGTCTGTTACGATTGCGATTAAACGATTGCGACCCAAAAGGCGCAGTTCGTTGCGAAGCGCAGCAGTCATCTTGTTTAAGATGATCTGAAGGTCTTGCTGATAGAAAATCGTTCCGTTCTCCATTGATGGGGTAACGGTTTCGGTAAATTGCGAGGTTTGCTTGGTTAAATCGTACTTCCAAAACTTGGTAGAACCACTTGTGGTAATGCCTGAAACGACATTTCCGCTTGTGATTGCTATACCAGTTACGTTAGCAAATTCAATGAAACGAACCTCCTTAATGCCTCCGACTGAATCGCGACATCCTAAAGTATATCCTTGTGTCAATGCACAGCTCATATTTGTATTTATTTAAGAGGTTAGTAAAGGGGAGGTGTTACCCTCCCCATTGAATTAGGCTAAGATGAAGTTTACGATTTCAGTTGCGTATGCAAACTGAACGCCAGCTTTGAACTCGGCAACGTAACGCACCTCGTCAGCTTCTTTTGCAAAGAAGATTTCAAAACGCTCGTCCTCGTTCAACAAATCCGTTCCGAAGAACATATTGCTAAGACGCATTGCGAAGATGCGGTTTGTTCCGTTCAAGCCATTCAAAGCTACAACGGTTACGTTAGTACCTGGAAGCACTACTTCGCCTGCTGCATCAACACTTGGGTTGTAATGGAACAAGTTCAAGTTAGTCAAGTTAGCAACCAACTTACGGAAGGTATCCCAACCGCATACAATTTTCAAATCCTCTTTGTCAAGGATGGTAGTAGGGATTTGGTTGTAAACACCCTGCATTACTGCAAAAGCGTTAGCGTTAGTGATACCTGAAACAGCACCGGTGTTACCTGATACGGTAGAACCTGAAGCAGCGTTGATTAATTTGATGAAACCATCAAACTTGTTGGTGTTTGCGTTGGTGTTACCTGAAGCGGTATCGCCCTGCCAAATAGCAGTTTCGATTTGCTCGGCTGTCTTACCAGCCTTCAACTCTGCGTACTGCTGCTCGAAAGGAATAGATGTGTAACGGCTGCCGATAGGAAGCTGCGTTTGCATCCAGTACTCCTCAAGTTTCTTAGGGCAGATAGCCTCGTTCACTTTGATGCGACCAACGGTCAAGCTACGGTTGCTGAAGGTAGTTGTACCTGAAGCTGTGAAACCGCAGTTGTCACCGCTTTGGAATACCGCATCGGTGTCCATAAGGTTAACTGACTTTGAAGATTTGATACCAGTCATCGGTGTCAAAATAGATGCGCTCTTTGCGCTGAACAATGACTTCACTACAAGTGGAAGTGACTGCTGCTCGGTGTAAACGGCTAAGTTGCCAAAATTGTATGCCATGATTATTTAGTTTTTAAGTTTTTAAGGATTGATGCAACTTTGTTTAGGTTGCCTACTTCGTCTTTTTTGAACTGACCGAACATTACTTTCTGCTCTTTTACGGTTGGTTCTTCTGCGAGTGCTTCGATAAGTTGAAACATTGACTTCTCACGCTCTTGTCCAGCCATCATTTTCTTTTTCAACTCAACAAGTTCGCTCGCCATCTCATCCAGCTTGTCCATGATCTCGCCAACTACCTCAACAGAGATAGCAGCTACCACTTCGGCTGGTGCTTCAGGTGCAATTGCTTCTACCACGGAAACGATTTCTTCAACCGCTTCTTCAGGTACTTCTTCAGATTCAACTACCATA